CCTTATATGGTTTGTCCATATGAATTAAATCCTTATCAATTTTTTGGAGTAGGTATTCCAGAAAATATGCAAGATTCACAACAAGTTATGAATGGTCATGCAAGAATGGCAATTGATAATTTGGCATTAGCTGGAAATTTAGTTTTTGATATAGATGAATCTGCTTTAGTTAATAATCAAAACATGGAAGTTTACCCTGGTAAAATATTTAAAAGACAGGCTGGAGTTCCAGGTCAAGCAATTTATGGAATTAAGTTTCCAAATACTGCTACAGAAAATATGCAGATGTTTGACAAGTTTAGACAACTTGCAGATGAATCAACAGGAATACCATCATACTCACATGGACAAACAGGAGTTCAAAGTATGACAAGAACAGCATCAGGTATGTCAATGCTTATGGGTGCTGCTTCTTTAAATATTAAAACAGTTATTAAAAATATTGATGACCAATTAATTAAACCTTTAGGAGAATCTATGTTCCAATGGAATATGCAATTCTATGAAGGTGATTTACCAATCGTAGGAGATTTAGAAATTAGGGCAACAGGAAGTTCTAGTTTGATGAGAAAAGAAGTTAGGTCTCAAAGATTAACCATGTTCTTACAAACTATACAAAATCCTGCAATTGCTCCATTCGTTAGAGTCTCAGAAGTTATTAAAGAGTTAGCATACTCTTTAGATTTAAACCCTGAAGAAATAATTAATTCTAAAGATGAAGCAGAAATTTATGCTAAAATAATAGGATATCAAAATGCTAACAAAGCAAATGGCAGCCAAGCTGTCATCCCTGGTCAACAGCCAGGAATGGAAGAACCTGGAGGAATACCTGAACAGAGTGCAGGACCAAACAACACAGGAAATGGCGAAGGCACAGAACCAGCAGCTACTCCACCAATGCCAGGGGAGATGGAATTTACTGGATAGATTAAAGAATCTACCCACACAAGTAAATGATTTAAAAAATAGTGTTGACTAAACACTTTTAAATCGTTATAATAACATTAAGGAATAGAATATGGGAAAGAAACTTGTTAACATGGCTACAGGTGGATTAATGTCTCTACCACCTTATATCAAAGCTTTAGATAAAGAAGATGAAGGTATTACACCTTATGATGTAAATACTCCTGAATCTGCTAGAGCAGGTTTACCTCAAAGAGGTTTATCTAAATCTAGAACTAGATATTCAAAAGGTGATGGTGTTAAACCTTTAGACCCTGATGAGATTCCTATTTTAGAAGAGCATGAATTAGAACCTGGTGATATAGCTAAATTAAATAAAATAGAAACTAAAGAATATAAGACTTTGAAAAAAGGAAAAGAATTAGATTTAAATACTCCTGAACAAAATAAAAAATTAAAAAAATTAGAACAAAAGAAAAATAAAGCAGCTCTTGGTGGTTACATGGATAACTTTCAAATTGCTGAAGAAGAACCTTTATCTAGACAAAAATATTCAATAGGTGGAAGTTCAGCTCTTGAAGAAAAATATGATAGACGAAGAGATTATAAAGCTTTTCAAGAAGGTGATTTAGTAGAAGAAGAAATTGTTGAAGAACCTTTAATGGCTCCAGTAGGAATGGAAGAACCTTTAATTGGAGATGAGATTGCTGCTGATGATTTAGCTATGGAAGAAGATGTAGCTATGGAAGATGCAGAAAGTGTTTTAGATACTTCCATGTTAAGTGAAGAAGAAGAAGTAGTTGTGGATGCTGCTATAGAAATGTATCCAGAATTAGAAGCCATTTTACCAAAAATGGTTGCAACAGAATTTACAGAAGATGAATTAGTAGAAGGACCTGGAACAGGAACTTCAGATTCAATCCCAGCATTATTGTCAGATGGCGAATTTGTATTTACAGCAAAAGCTGTTAAGAATATCGGCATTGATAAATTAAGAAAAATGATGGCACAAGCTGAAGAAGCTTATGATGCTGGTATGGTTAATCAAGAAGAAACTGCAGAACTTGCAGTAGATGAAACCATCGTATAACAGAATTTAGAGTAGGTACTCTAGATAAACAAGCTACCTTCTATTTTTGTAATAGAAGCCCTTGTAGCTTCGTTTCAAATTAATCACCTTTTTTTGCTACCTTCAGTAAAAGAAGCCCAAAGGAGGATTTTATGAATAAAGAGAACGAAGGAACAACTAATGAAGTCGAGGCGAATCCATATAATCGCAAAAAGTATTGGCATACGGCAGACGTAATGCCGAAGTCAGTACCAGATGCGGATAGTGGACCAGCCCAGCCTGACCCTGAGAAGAAGACAGGATTTGACTACGCAAGTACGACTACAACAAATAGTCCGAACCCAAATGTTTTATCACCTTCTTCTACAGCTACTTCGGATAAGGTCGAAGTTTCACCATTAAGTAATGTTGAAGTTAAACCTTATACAAAAGTTGACTATAAAAAAAGATATGATGACCTAAAGCGTTATTATGATAGGAAACTTGGTGAGTGGAGTAATAAAGAAGGAGACCTCAAAGCACAGCTTCGAGATAACCGACCTAAATACACCCCACCTAAAAGTGCTGATGAACTTAGTGCTTTTAAAAAAGATTACCCTGACATTTATGGCGTGGTGGAAACTGTATCTCACTTGCAATCTCAAACAGAGATGAAAGGTTTGCAGGAAGAAGTTAACTCTTTGAAAAAAGCTAACACAGCTTTATCACAGAGAGAAGCTCAATTAGAGTTATCGAAATTTCATCCAGACTTTAATCAAATTAAAGAATCAGATGATTTTCATAATTGGGCAGACACACAACCCATGGAAATTAAGAAGTGGGTTTATGAGAATACTTCAGATGGTAAACTTGCTGCAAGAGCAGTTGACCTGTATAAGAAAGACCGAGGACTTGGATTAGATAAAAAAGCCACAGAAGATAAAAGAGTTACTCAAGGTGCTGATTTGTTAGTTAAAACTAACGAACAAATTCAACCACCAACGAATAATAAAGTTATCTTTAAAAGTTCTGACTTTGAAAAAATGTCAGACGCTGAGTTTGAAAGAAATGAGAAATCTATTCTGATAGCTCAGAGAGAAGGTAGAATTACTAGAGATTAGTAAAACTATCATTTTTATCAACCAAACAAAAAGGAGTCATAAATTATGGCAAATTTTGCAGGTTCAAGTACTACTAACTTTGGTGGAGAAACTCCAGCAGGGGACCAGGCTAACGCCTTTTGGGTACCTCAAATATACTCGAAGAAAGTTCAAATAGCACTACGTAAAGCATCTGTTGCAGAAGCAATCTGTAACACAGACTATATGGGTGAAATTAAAAACTTTGGTGACACAGTCAATATAGTACAAGAACCACAAATAACTGTAAGTGATTATACTAGAGGTCTAGCGACTTCTGCTACAGCACTAACAGACAACGAGCTTGTTCTCACAGTAGACCAAGCTAAATACTTTCAATTCGCACTAGATGATATTGAAAAGAGATTTTCACATATCAATTTCCAATCTATTGCATCAGACAATGCAGCATACAAACTAAGAGATGCTTTAGACAGTAATGTCTTTACATATCTAGGTCTTGACGCTTCATCTATCGGTGCTACTAGACAAGGAAGTACATCAACACCTGACACAATAGGTTTTGGTACTGGTGAAGTTGACCCTTTAAATGAGATGAGTCAAGCTGCTTTTTTTCTCGACAGACAAAATTGCCCTGAAGAGGGTCGTTGGTTTGTTGGAGCACCTGAGTGGTACGAATCTTTAGCTAACACAGCTTCTAAACTATTATCAGTTGATTACAACGCTGGTAAAGGTAGTCTTAGAAATGGATTAGTTGCAAGTGGTCTCGTTAGAGGTTTCCAAATGTATAAATCAAATAATCTAGCAACAAATGACCTAACAGGTGCTTCACCTGCTGGGACAGCAACTGCTCCTGTGGCGACATGGGGTCAAATGAGTGCAGTTTCGTGTGCATCTCAATTGAAGATTGTTGAAAGTTTAAGAAGTACTACTACTTTCGCTGACATAGTAAGAGGATTACTTGTCTTCGGAAGAAAAGTTCTTAGAACTGACTGCGTTGGAAGAACAATTTACGTTATAGCCTAATTTATTAGTCTTTACGTTATTGTTAGTATTAAACCTAACACCTAGATAGGGGGTTGAAATATACCCCCTGTCTTTTAAAATCAACCAAAGGATTTATATGGAACATATTAATAAAGCATGGGCTTGGGTTAAAGCCAATAAAAAAATTTCTATTATTGCAGTCGTAGTAGTAGTAGTTATATACAGTCTTGTTAATTAATTTATAGAGGAATTTAAATGAATAAAGCTGTAAAAAAGCTTAAAAAACTCAAAGCCGATTTAGATAAACTTGAAGAAAAAGAAGAAGTGGTTTTAGAAAAAATTGATGAAGCAATTGAGGAATTAGAAAATTGCGACCACTCTGATTGTTCACCTGTTCATTCATTAAAAATTAACGATTAAAAATGGCAAAAACATATTTAGCACTTACTAATGAATTATTAGTAGAACTTAATGAACCAGAACTTACAGCAGTTGCTGATGGAGTAGGAGTACAAAAACAAGTTTCTAATTGTGTAAATAGAGCTTACTCTGATATAGTAGATGCTGTAGATGATTGGTCTTGGTTAAGTGCTGGTAATCCTGATGACCCTTATTATGGTAATACTACTGTTCAAACAGTTATTGGACAAAGATGGTATTTAGCAAAAGCTTTATCTCCAGATGTAGATGGAGATTTTGATTCAGTAAATTGGGATATGTTTACTCTTGTAGATACTGCCTCACCTTATACAATTAATAAATTAGCTTTTACAACTTTAACAGTTTGGAGAACTAATTATGCAAAATCAGAAGAAGCTTCTGCTAGAACTTCTGAATATGCAGTACCATTAAGAGTTATAAGAAGTTCTGATGGTAGAAGATTTGGATTATCTCCAATACCTGATAAAGTTTATAATATACATTTCTTTGCATATAATAGACCAACTGCTTTATCTGCAGATACAGATACAGTTGCCTTTCCAGAACAATACAAAACAGTTTTATTAGCAAGAGCTAGATATTATATTTATCAATTTAAAGATAATATAGCTCAAGCACAATTAGCATTAGACGAATACAAAAAAGGTTTACAATCTATGGCTGATAATTTAAATTCACCACAACCACAATATATGTCGGATGTAAGATTTACTTATTTGTTACCATAAGGATTAAAAATTTATGCCAACTCAAGGAGCTTCCATTACAGTTGCAGGAGGTTTAGATTTAGTTTCAAGTGCTCACGCATTATTTAGAACCCCTGGAGCAGCAACTATTTTACAAAACTTTGAATCAGCTACTACTGGTGGCTATCGAAGAATAAATGGATTTGCGAAATGGGGTGGAGCAAGTGCAACAGTTCCAACTGGTCTTGCAACAGATGATATAACAGGATTAGTTCCATATGCTGATGGAGTTATTGCTTGTCAAGCTAATAATATTTATTGGAGTCTAGATGGTATAAGTTGGACTCAAATAAATAAAGATACTTATAAAGCTCTTACAGGTACAGTTGCAGTAACTGCAAGTTCAGCAGCAGTTGTTGGAACTGGAACATCATTTACAACTGAATTAGCTGTAGATGATAGAGTAAAAATTAATAGTATTACATATAGAGTTTTATCTATTACCGATAATACAAATTTAACATTAGATATTGAAGTTGTATCTACTGCTAGTGGTCAAACTATTTATAGAAGTGGAATGACTTCTGCTGAAGTAGCAAGTGCTACAACAGTTGCAAGAACAAATCAAACTAATAATCAGTTTGCTAACTATGAATCAAATGGTGCTTATGGAACTTTATATATTGTTGATAGTACCAATAAAGTAGCTGAATTTCAGATTACAACTTCAGGTGGAGTTAATACTTATTACTTTGAAGAACTAGAAAGGTCAGCTCCAGTTAATCCTAAAAGATGTACTATCTTTTCAGAACGATTAGTTGTAGCTGGACAATCAGTATCAACAAGTACTGTTGCTTATAGTAGCCGCTTAAAACCTTACGATTTTGAAGCTACTGGTTCAGGAGCAATTGATGTTGGAGATATTATTGTAGGCATTAAAGTTTTTAGAAATACTCTTATTATATTTTGTAAAAATAGTATATTTGAGTTGACAAGTCTTGATTCTGACCCTATACTTAAGTCTATAACCAAAAATATAGGTTGTATAGATGGAAATACAATTCAGGAAATTGGTGGAGATTTAATATTTTTAGCACCTGATGGATTAAGAACAGTTGCTGGAACAGCTAGAATTGGTGACGTTGAAATTGGTTCGGTTAGTAGAAAAATCTTACCTTTAATAAATGAACTTTTAGATAATATTGCTGATTATACTCTTTCAAGTATGGTCATTAGAGAAAGAAGTCAATATAGATTATTTTACTTTCAATCAGGTCAAGCAGATTCAAGTCAAAAAGGAATTATAGGAACATTTAAATTTGATGAACAGGGAATTCCTGCTTTTGAATGGAGTAATTCAAAAGGTTTAGTTGTTAAGACTTGTACTTCAGATTTAAATACTTCTAATGAAGAAGTGAAATTTAGTGCAGATGAAAGTGGATATGTTTATTTGCATGATAGTGGAAATAATTTTAATGGTGAAAATATTAGTGGAGTATTTCAAACACCAGATATGGATTATGGCGATAATGGTTTAAGAAAAAGTCTTTATGCTGTTAAAGCAAATATTAAACCAGAAGGAGTACAAGACGATTTAAAATTAAGAATTAGATATGATTTTGAATCTTCAGATGTTCCCCAACCTGGTGTATTTAATGTTGGTAATTTAGCAGCTACATCTTTATTTGGAAGTGCTGTATATGGAACTGGAACTTATGGTGCAGTAACTTTACCAAGTAAAAGAATGTTAGTAATAGGAAGTGGTTTTTCAAATAGTTTTAGATTTTATAGTAATGATACGAATGCTGCATATGCAGTTAATGGATTATTTGTATCATTTATAGCAGGAGGAAGAAGATAATATGGCAGGTTATGTACGACAAAGTTCAGCCGAAATAGCTGATGCTCTTACAATTGAAGCTGTTGATTTAAATAATGAATTTAATGATTTAGTAGCAGCTTTTAGTAATACTTCAGGACATAAACATGATGGCACAGCAGCCGAAGGTCCTGTTATTTCTGTCCTTGGAGATGCAGGTGTCGCTACACCATTAAATAAAATTTTAGTTGATACTACAAATAAACATATAGAATTTTATACAGATGTAAGTTCTGCAGCAGTACAACAAGTAAGAATTCAAGATGGAGCAATCGTTCCAATTTTAACTAATGATATAGATTTAGGTACAGCTTCTTTAGAATTTAAAGATATACATATTGATGGAACTGCAAATATTGATACTTTAGTTATTGGTTCTTCAACTGGTGTTACATCTGTTGATACAGATTTAACTTCTGCTTCAGCAAGTGATGATACTTTAGCTTCTGCTAAAGCAATTAAAACTTATGTAGATTCAGTCCCTGTCGGAGACCTTACTGCTATTGTAGCAGGAACTGGTTTAACTGGAACATCTTTATCAGGACCAATACCAACTTTAAATGCAATTGGTGGAAATGGTATAACTGCTAATGCTGATGAATTAGTAATTGATACAGCAATAACAGTTGATAAAACAACAGCACAAACTTTAACAAATAAAACTTTAACTGCTCCAGTTATAGCAACAATTTCAAATACTGGAACAATAACTTTACCTACTTCAACAGATACATTAGTTGGTAAAGCTACTACAGATACTCTTACAAATAAAACATTAACAAGTCCAGTTCTTAATACAGCAATTAGTGGAACAGCTTTTAAAGATGAAGATACTATGTCTTCTGATTCAGCAACTGCTGTATCTTCACAACAATCTATTAAAGCTTATGTTGATACCCAAGTCGCAACTATACCAGTTGGAGATATTACTTCAGTTGTTGCAGGAACAGGTTTAACAGGTGGTGGAACATCAGGTGATGTTACTTTAAATGTTATTGGCGGAACAGGTATTACTGCAAATGCAGATGATATTGCAATTGATAGTACTGTTGCTACATTAACTGGTTCTCAAGTTTTATCAGCTAAAACATTAACTAGCCCAGTTTTAAATGGAACACTTAGTGGTACAGCATTTTTAGATGACGATACTTTAGCGGATGATTCTGCTATAGCAGTTGCATCTCAACAATCTATTAAAGCTTATGTTGATGCACAATCACATTCTACTGTTACAGCAGATAGTGTTACTACATTTACAAATAAAACAATAGATGAAGATGCTACTGGTAACGCAATTACAAATTTAGCTAATGCAAGTATTAAAGCAGCAGCAGCTATTGATGCAACAAAGATTGCAGATGGTACTGTTACAAGTACAGAGTTTCAATATATAAATAGTTTAAGTTCAAATGCTCAAGACCAAATAGATTTAAAAGCACCTTTAGCTTCTCCAGCTTTAACTGGAGACCCTACAGCTCCTACACAATCAGCAAGTGATAACTCAACTAAACTTGCAACAACAGCTTATGTTGATGGTCAAGTTGCAACAGAAAATGAATTATCAGAATTAAATGATGTAACTATTGCAGGTATTGCAGATGCTAATTATTTAATTTATGATAATGCTGCATGTGTTTGGAAAAATAAAGCGATAAGTGGTGCATTTACTTCAGATAATTTAGGAGTAACAACTTTATCTGCTTTAATAGATGCTACAAAAATAGCAGATGGAACTGTAACAAATGCAGAATTCCAATATATTAATACTTTGAGTTCTAATGCACAGACTCAAATAGATACGAAAGCGACAGCAGGTTTTGCTGTGGCTATGGCAATTGCCTTATAGTCTAGTTGACAATATGGCAAAAAAATGGTATAATTAGGATAATAAATGGCTCAAAATTTTCAAAGAACATTAAAAAGAAATATCACTCTCTCTGGTTCTCCTACAGAACTAAGAGCAGCTACTACAACAAATGATGCAATTATAGGTGTTAGATGTACTAATACTTCTGGTGCATCTGTTGACGTTTCTGTCTATGTAAAAAATACTTCAACAAACTATTTTATTATTAAAGCAGCTCCCATCCCTACAGGTGGAAGTTTGGAATTAATTGATGGTGGTTCAAAAGTTGTATTACAAACTGGAGATTCAGTTGAAGCTTATGCTTCAGCAGCTACTTCAGTTGATATTATTTTAAGTGTTGTTGATTCAATTAGTACATAATATTAAGGATAATATAGATGGCATATGTTGGTGCAACTCCTGCACGAAAAGTCTTAACTTCAGATGATATTACAGATGGTGTAATAACTGCTGGTAAGATAGCTACAGATGCAGTTGAAACTGCTAAAGTTAAAGCTGATAATATTACAAATGTTAAAACAGAATTTACACCTGGATTAGAAATCAAAGGTGATGGAGCTTCTGCAGCAGGTAAGTTAACTTTAAATTGTGAACAAAATACTCATGCAGTACATATTGCAAGTCCTGCTCATTCTGCAGCAGCAACATATACTTTAACACTTCCTACAGGTGTAGGAACAGATGGACAAGTTTTAGCAACAGATGGAACAACTTCAAATCAATTAACTTGGGTAGATGCAGTAGAAGACAAACCTACTGTAACTGCAGTAAGTGCAATTATTCCTCCAAGTATAGCAACAAGTGTTACAATTACAGGAACAAATTTTGCAAGTGATTCTACTCATGTACCAATTGTAGAAGCAGTAAGTGCAACAAATGCATATACAAGAGCTTCAGTAGTTTCTTGGGCAAGTGCAACCTCTATCTCGGCAACCTTCAATTTAGCCCTTGGAGATTACCGAGTTAGAGTTGAGAATCCAGATGGTAATGCTGGAATGTCAACTAACGCAATTTTACAAGCTAGTACAGCTCCTACATGGACAACTGCTGCAGGTTCTTTAGGAACTTTTGCAGCATTGTCAGCTATATCAGAAACTGTTGTAGCTTCTTCAGATAGTGCAATTACTTATGCAAAAACATCAGGAAGTTTTCCTGGTGGTGTTACATTAGCAACTGCAACAGGAGTTATAAGTGGAACAGAAACTGGAAGTTCAGCAACAACAACTTATACTTTTGAAATAACTCCAACAGATGCAGAAGCTCAAGTTGGAGCAGCAAGAGAATTTACAATGACAATTTCTCATGGAGCAACAGGCGGAGGACAATTTAACTAGGATTTTATTATGGCTTATATATATAGAACACCAGGAAGTGCAGGAAGTAATTCAGTTTTTACTCTTAGCTTTTGGGTCAAGAGAGCAAAATTAGGTGCTATACAAACACTATACTCTGCTGGTTCTTCAAGTGAAGGAAAGTTTG